CCAAGAGTACAACCTAAACCAAATCTCAGAGCCAAGCACAATTTCTTTTTACAAGGAAATCAATCAAAGCTGGGTGATGCGTATCACGGCAGACAGGCGCATTGAGGTGGCTGAAGGAGTTGATGTGACCGAGGCGGCACGACAGGTCTTGGATGCCATGGAAGGCATGTTGGGTGTTGGGCTTGAGAAAGCTGTGCTGGCAGAGCAAGATCGCAACTTTTGCTCTAGATGTGGCAAACGCACCAAAGACATGACGCACATCCACACTTGCACACCACCAAGGGACAACACATGAGCTATATCGTGGCATCACTGCCGCCCATCAAATGTTTTGTGAAGCGTGAGTTCTTGTACAACCACACTAAAGGTCACGGCGAGTTTGAACCTGCAATCTGGGTGAGTCTAAAAGCTTTGCGGGGCCAAGTGTTCCGCATCGAGTCGCTGTTGCCAGCGTATGGTGCGCTGTACGACAAGTTGCCGATCCACGCTTATGTATGGAAAGAAGACCACGGTGATTTGCCCATCGACACCCTGCAACTGTGGGACTGCATGGGGTATCGGTTCACCGTCATCGAGAAGATTGGATTGAGGAATCTAAGCGTAAAGTTCTTGGGTAAAGACAAGCAGTGGCACTTTGGGAGCTATCTCTTCACCGTGGACTTTTGCGCTGACGGCATGGACTTGGACACGGGCTTTACTGAGCAGGCCGAGGAGCACAAGTCTTTCAACTGGATCATGTTGGAAAACGGCCAGTTTGCTTGCCAGCCCAACAATCGGTGCCTGTGGTACGACCAGAGCCTTATCCCTGCCGAGACCAAGTTCCCTGACTTTCAGGCGGCAAAAAGTCTATGGACAGTGGATGGCACACGCAAGTGGTCGGCGGGGGATGATTGGTTTTACGACATCGAGGAGAAAAGCGCATGAGCGAAAAGATCTGGAGTGCTGACTACATCAGGGAAAACCCTGAATTGGCCGCAAAAGCAATAGAGACCCTGCAAACAGCCTTGGATGACACAGAGTCCCATCTACTCAGGATCAGGACAAGCCTGATGGAAGCAAACAAGTGGCTGGCAGAAGAAAAAAAAGAGATGTAAACTCTGGGTTAAAGGAGCCGTGTAACTTATGGCCGAAAAAACCGCGAAAAAGACTGGAAGACCTTCCAAGTACACCCCAGAGATAGCCCAGCAGATGTGCGAACAGCTTGCAGAGGGAATCCCACTGAGGCAGATATGCAGACAGGAAGGCTTCCCTGAGTGGCGAACCATCTACGATTGGATGTGGAAGGATGATGCCCTTGGAGAAGCTGGCACGGGTCTTTCCACAGCAATCGCGAAGGCGCGAGAAGTGGGCCAGGACGCCATTGCCGAAGAGATCTACATTGAGGCCATGGCCGAGCCAGAGCGCATCCTGTCCCAGAACGGTGACCGCATTGACCCTGGATATGTGGCCCTGGTCAAAGCCCGGGCGGACATCAAGCTCAAGCTGTTGGCGAAATGGAACCCCAAGCGCTACGGTGACCGAGTCCAAGTGGCTGGTGACCCGAACGCCCCCCTGAAGACAGAGATCAGTTTTGACACCTTTGCAACGGTGATCGAGACATTGGAGGCTCGTCGGCAGGATAAGGCCAATGGATGACCTCGTATCACTGCTGAAAGACCCAGATGTCCACAAGCAGTATTCCCTGTTACCTCCTGAACTCCGGGCGGCTTTCGACTGGAGATGCAACTGGCTTGCCAAGGCCCACGACCACCAAATCATGCCCCCAGGAGACTGGTGGGCGGTTTATTTGTGTCTTGCTGGGCGGGGAGCCGGGAAAACCCGTATGGCCTCGGAGCAGGTCGGATGGTGGGCATGGAGCCAGCCAAACACCCGTTGGCTCGTAGCGGCCCCCACCTCGGCTGATGTCCGGGGAACCTGCTTTGAGGGCGACTCTGGCCTGATAGCGGTCATCCCACCCATACTGATCGAGGACTACAACAAGACCGCCCACGAGCTTCGCCTGATCAACGGGAGCCTGATCAAAGGCATCCCAGCCAGCGAGCCTGAGCGCTTCCGGGGGCCGCAGTTCCACGGGGCGTGGTGCGACGAACTGGCCGCATGGGACTATTTGCAGGCGGCATGGGATCAGATCCAGTTCGGCGTCCGCCTGGGCCAGCAGACCCGGATCATTTGCACCACCACGCCAAGGCCCAAGGACTTGATCATCGAGTTGATCGGCAGGGAAGGCGACGATGTGGCCGTTCGGACTGCAAGCACTTACTCCAACTTGGACAACTTGTCGGCCAACTTCAAGAAGCAGATCCTGTCCTATGAGGGAACCACGCTCGGTAGGCAGGAGATCTACGCCGAGATCATCGACCCCGAAGAGTCGGGCATCGTCAAGCGGGAGATGTTCCAGCTTTGGCCTGCGGACAAGGAGTTCCCCAAGTTTGAGTACATCCTGCAAAGCTACGACTGCGCCTACACCGAGAAGACGGTCAACGACCCGACAGCGGCCATCACCTTCGGGTGCTTCAAGCCACTGGATGGCCCGATGTCCGTCATGGTGATCGACTGCTGGCAAGACCGCTTACAGTATCCTGACTTGAGGCCAAAGGTGATCGACGAGTACGACATCGTCTTTGGTGACGGGGTGGAGAAGAAGCGGGTGGACTTGATCTTGGTGGAAGACAAAGCCGCAGGCATCAGCCTGATCCAAGACTTGCAACGCGCACACCTTCCAGTTCGGGCCTACAACCCCGGCAGGGCCGACAAAATTCAGCGGTTGAGCATTGTGTCCAACATCATCGCCAGAAAGCGCGTATGGATTCCTGAGAGCACCGTGAAGAAGGGCTATGTCAGGGACTGGGCCGAGCCGTTCGTCAGCCAGATCTGCGCCTTCCCTGACACAACACACGATGACTTTGTTGACGCCTGCACACAAGCTTTGCGTTATCTCAGGGACTCCCGGTGGCTGGACATTGATGGCCCACCGCCCGAGGACTATGATCAAGATGACTATGTTGACAGTGGACGAGGAACTCAGAAAGGAAACCCATATGCCGCCTGAAACAGAATGGAGACCAGTGCTGGTGACCGCCACCACCTGCGAGAACCGCTTCGAGATCATCTGTGACCCAGAGATGGGGTCGAGGGAACTGGAGCAGTGGGCGCATCTGGTCTTGACTGAGTGGCTCCAAGGTCGGCATCAGCTTCCCAAGCCTGAAGTGGTGGACTTGACAGACCCCCTCGGGTATCATCGGTCATCTACCTGAACCGAGGTCACGATGCCCAACCCTCGCGCTAATCGACCCCTGACGCTCGACAGAGTCGTTGACGACTTAAAAAGCTTTTCCGTACCCGCCCAAGGCTTGTTCGACATGATGGCCGGGGCACTGCGCGGGTCAGCCGTTGCGACAGCCGGGTTGCCCGGTGACATCGAGACCCTTGGCCGCATGGGAGTGAACGCCATTGGCGGCTCATTCAACCCAGCCATGCCCAGCAGATCTGGCCGAGCCTTCCAGCCAGTGTCTGAGGAGCCATACTTCCCCAGCAGTGAAGAGCTTGCCAAGCGCTTTGCACCGACCATCCCCAATGGCGACCCGATGCGCCGCAAGTCCGCAGAGCCGTTTGAGGAGATCGGGCAGTTCGCCCCCCTTCCCATGTCAGGCAAAGCTTTGAAGGTGCTCCCCTATGCCCTGGGCCGTGGGACTGGCATGGCAACAAAGGAGGCGGCTCGTGCCATTAATGACGCCATGGTCTACCAGACTGGCCCACTGTCCCAAGGCCCACTGTCTGCGCTTGCTCCAAGAGCGGCCATGAACATCGTCCCCGTTGATGTTGCAAAGCGCATCAAGATGGAGACTCAATTGCCAGAGTCCCCGCAATTTGCGGCGGCAGTGCAAAACACACCGGGATCAGAGTTGACGCCCGAAGGCTTAAAGATGAGCCTACAGCGCTTTCAAAAGCCCGAGCAAAGCGGCGATGTGTCAGTGCGCCAGGGCGTGTTCTATTTGCCCAAGGGGTCATCCAATGTCAAGCACTACAAAAAGTCCAAAACACCATATGGCGGCACAGAAGAGATCACTGGCGAAACATTGGTTCGCAACCCGCTGTTTGTAAAAGGATCGACTGGTGGCAAAGCGCCAGAGGCGGCTTTTGATCAGCTTATAGGCAAGGGTGCATCAAAAAAACTTGCGGACGACATCTTTGGCGTTGTGAGCGCAAGAAATAAGGGCTTGCAAGAGGAGAAGATTTCTGGCTTGCTTTCCCAATATGGATTAGACCCAGAAGATGCTTGGCACATTTTGCAAAACAGCCAGGACGGCAACCAACTGCGCTACGCACTCCAAGAGCGGATCATTGGCGATGCGGCTCGTAAGGCTGGGCATGACGCCATCTTGGGCTACAGCAAAGGCCGTGGCGATAAGGGTGAGTTTCTTTCTGAATTGTTTGATGTGCGCGAAGCCGACTACCCGACAAAATCTGGCGACTATCGATTAAACCCAGAGTTTGAATTGAACCCTGATGATGGCATGGCCGCTGGCGGATCAGTCCACATCTCAGACAACCCAGACACCATGATGATGGAGGTTGGAGACAAGCGCATGAAGGACGGCGGGTCAGAGGATGACACCAAGGCGTTCATCGGCTACCCAAAGCTTGCCAAGCAGGCTCGGTACGCAAGAGCCGTTGCACCCGAGCGCGGGGATGTTAACTTGCTGAAAGACCCACAGACCTACGCCTTTGTCATGGGGATGCTTGGCGAAGCCCCTGACGAGCTTGGCTTCACGGCGCTGAACTCTGACGAGCAGAAGCAGAAGATCAAGGCGGCTGGCGAGAAAGGCTTTGTGACGGGCGCGGCTACTCAGTTGGGGCCATTGGCTCAGTTGGGGAAAAAGGCTGGCAAGAAGATTCTGAGCCTCGCTGGTGAGGGCATCAACGAGCGGATGCTGTCAGGACGGTCACTGACCCCATTTGTGGACACCCCAGCGCCAGCAATGTTTGCCGTGCCGCCTGGAGCCTTGAACTCAATACGAGCCGCAGGCCGCGCCAGCCATCAAGAGCAGGCCGCAACGCGAGCCGCTATAGATGCCGAGGTCGCCGAGCAGATGGCAAAGTTGCCTGCTCGGAGCAAGAAGGCCAACGAGGCAATGGGCCTATATCACCCGGTCGGCGGCGGGATCAAGTTATCCAAGCCCACTCGCGGTATGCACTCAACGACTGTGGCTGACCCCGAGTTCAATCCGCCAGAGATTGGCATCATCACGCCAGAACAGTTGGTTAAAGAAGAGGCCGCACTATTTCCGCTCGTGGGTGACCGAGCCGCTGGTGGTCGATACCTAACCCATGTTGGCGAGAGCGAACTTGAAGCCCCCGTCAGGCTGACTGCTGGCCCACGCTACATGGACGCCAACTACAACCGCCTGAACCCCGACGAGTCAGCCGCATGGGAGTCTGGCCTTGGTCGCGTGACCGCACTGGGCAGGCAGGCTGAACGCGCAGGCGAAGGCGGTCGACCCGTCTATGGCATCTACACCGCAGGGTCGGGAACCAACACGGACTTTAATGTGATGGGCGCAAACGCACTCATTCAGCAGATTCCTTATAGCAAGATTACAAAGAAGGCCGAGCGAGAGTTTGACCGAGCAATGAAGATGGGGACAGAGGAGTTCCCGCCGATTCCAAACTGGCCCGGTATCCGTAGCCCTGAAGCAAAGACCATGTTGCTCGACAAAAGCAACGGGATTGTCCGTACCAAACTATTTGG